CGATATTTATGAGCAAGATACATATAACGAATAAGTTTGAGAAAGCATTTATTTTAATGCTAAATACATTTGACGGTTGGCAGTTAGATTGGGTTGGTAAGAAAAACCTTTGCTATGATGCGATAGGCAAAACTCCAAAGGGGAGCAAGTGCGTTGTAGAGATGAAGTTTAGAAAAAAATATTACGAAACCAAAATGCTCGAAAAAAAGAAGTACGATGCTTTAATGGCTTTGCCTGATGACGTTGTTAAAATTTATTTTGTATCGGACCCAAAAGGTAGCTATTGGTTTTGGTTGGATAAATTAAAAGAACTTAAAACGTTTGAGAAGAGTTGCCCTACGACTTCATATTGGGGCAATAATAAAATTCAAAAGGAGGTTTTTTTATTAAAAGAACAGTCTGCAAGTATTGTGGATAGGGTTGAGGAGGAGCGCAAAAACGTTTGGCAAGAGTACTTCGATAAAAAGAAATAATATTTTTTTACCTTTTTTTATTAAAAAACTTTGATAACTTAAATATTTGTTTTATCTTTGGAGTGTCGCAATAAAGCGACAATCTTAAAAGACATATTATGAATGTAGCACAATTTACTATCAACAAAAGGTTTAAATTATCACTATCAGATTTAGGAGAGACAAACGGATTTGAAGCGATGTTAATTGACAATGAGCCAAAAGAAGAGTTTGAACAGTTTACAGAATTAAATGACGGTGGTACAATTTGGAGAGTTTGGAATATTGACCAACTATCTACTGTTATTAAACAGGCAAAAAGAAAAGCAAATGCAATTATTAAAAAAGAAGTTTTAAAAAGCAACGAAGATTTATTTATTAAATAATTTGGATAAGTCAATAAAACGAATTATATTTAACGCAGTTAATAATTTAAAAAGACAAAAAGATGAATTTAAAAGTTACAAAAAGAGCATACGTTAAAATGGTAGAGACTTATGCTATGAATGGTTATGACATTTCCGATTTATTAAACCCAACCTATAAAAATATAGATGCTCAAAAATGTGTTGATATTGTTAATGACATTTTAGAAGAGCATAACGGAGCCGATTTTTGGGAGTTTGAGGAAAAGTTAAAGTTAGATGATTTTAAATATTAAGACAATGAGTAAAATTTTTGAAACATTTGGTTACCATTTGGATATTATGTACCAAAACAAGTATTACAAAATAGTAGAATAGTTTATAACAGTTAAAAATAGATACAATGGACACACAGAAAATTACAATTTTAGAAAAAGAGTTAGCGGACGCACAATGGGATTTAAATTACCATAGTTCAAAGGTAGAGAAAGCAGAGTGCTTAATTGAGTTATTTACCAAGAAGTTGGAGGCGTTAAAAGAGGAGGTTAAAGTTAAAGAGGCTTTTGAAGATGTTTGCTAAAATCGACCTTTTAAAAGATATGGAGTACTTAACTGACATAGAGATGTTGAGTACTCTTATTTTAGACCAATGCAAGAAAAAAGAAACCCCGACCTTAACTGAAATGAGTAAGGCGATTGCAAGAATTTTCTTTTATGTTAATAGTTTGCAGGTTGACAGAAAAATGTATGACAAAGCAATGAGCCAATATAGAGAGGATAGAAACAGGGCTATAATGAGGGCAAGAAATGCAGAGGTTAAAATTAGGGATTTAGAAGACGAGTTAAAAAAATGGAAAAAAATTTAACAAAGTGCTTGTTATATTAAAAAAATTTAATATCTTTAACGTAGTTAATTAATAATTTAAAAGACAATAAAATGAATAGATTTGAAAAATTACAAGAAGCGATTGAGTTAATAGATGAGGCTCGAGAATTAGTAAAAGATGCTTTACAGGGTACTTCCGATTACGAGCATTGTAAAGCCTACGGGTTTTATGGTTTAGACCAAGTATTAGGGAATGGGAACAAATATGATTGTTCAATTTATCAAGTAATGGAAAACCTATAATTATGAATGATGACTATTTAAATTATGGAAACCCTGCATACGCAGATGACAGAGAGTTTGAGTGCACAGAATGTGGAACACCTGTTGAGAGAGAGGGTAGTGTTTGTAGTGGAACTTGCTTTGAAGCATCAATGTTATAAAATTAAAAGATAATGAAGAGATTTAAAAAATTAGATACAGGAATTTGGAGTCACACAGATAAAACAGGACACGTTCACATTATGACAAATGAGGAGTTTATTAAGTTTAACAAAACAGGCTTATGGTGGTCGGTTGTAAAAAATAAATATTTTAAAAGATGAGGATTAAATTATTAGACAATAAAAAATATGACAAAGCAAAAGTCATAGATAAAATGACAGATGACGATTTCTATTATGGAGATTTAAACAAATTAGCTTTAAGCAGTAGCAGTATAAAATTATTAGTAGATAGCCCAAAAAAATACCATTACATTAACAAGTATGGACAAGCGGAAAGTCAAGGGTTGAGAGACGGAACTTTATTACATACTTTAATATTAGAACCCGAGAAGTGGGAACAATTTCACTTTGTTGATGTGGCAAGTAAAAATGCAAAGGCATACAAGGAGGCAAAAGCAGAGTTTGGAGTTGTGTATACGAGAACAGAAAAAGAGAATGCGGAGAGAGTCGCTGACGCCTTATTAAAGAATGAGGTTGCTTTGAGAATGTTAAGCGGTGCGAGTTTTGAGGTGCCTATATTGGGCGAGGTTATGGGTGTGCCGTTTAGAGGGAAAGCAGATATATTAACCAACAAGGGTATTACAGACATTAAGACCACAAGCGACATAAAGGCATTTCCATATTCAGCAAAAAAATATGGTTATGATATACAGGTTTACCTTTATTGTAATTTATTCAACGTACATTTTTCAGATTTCAAATTTTTAGTAGTTGACAAGTCAAGTTTAGACATTGGAGTTTGGGACGTAAGCGAGGAGTTTTATTTAGAGGGAGAGCGAAAGGTTGCATACGGAATAGAAATTTACAAGGACTTTTTTATGAATGGAGAGCCCGATTTAGATAGTTACATTATTAACGGAACATTATAATATTATGAATTTACAAAAGAGTATAAACGATTTTAATTTTGAGTTTAATTTAGATATATTTAAACACACAAGAAAACGAGAGTATGTTGAGGCAAGAGCGGTATTTTATTATTACCTACATAAATATTGCAGAATGAGATTGACAGACATAGTTAAGGAGGTTGAACACGCAACAGGTTGGAAACCTAACCACGCAACAATATTACACGCAATAAAAAATTACCCTATTTACACAAGATTTAACAAAGACCTTGAAACAAAGTTTTTGGGCTACCTTGATAGCGTTGGGGGGTATAACAACAGGGTTGCTTTTATTCAAAATGCATTACTTAAATTAGATGAGGACAATGTTAATGCGGTCTATGACATAGTGCAGACGGCTTATGAAGAGGCAAGAGCGTTAGAGTTAGAAGTTATAAAATAAATTTAAAAAATCGTTATAGAGTTATGCAAATAAAGAAAGTTAAAATAACAGACGTTAAACCAAACAAGGCTAACCCACGAATTATTAAGGATTTCAAATTCGGCAAGTTAGTTAAAAGCATACGACAATTTCCCGAAATGCTAAAAATACGACCAATAGTAGTAAACAAAGAAAATGTTATACTCGGGGGTAATATGAGGTACAAGGCAAGTTTGGAGGCAGGTTTAGAAGAGGTCTACATTATACAAGCCAAAGATTTAACAGATGAACAACAACAAGAGTTTATTATTAAAGATAACGTTGGTTTTGGCGAATGGGATTGGGACCAACTAGCGAATGAGTGGGACACCGACAAATTAAGCGATTGGGGAGTAGATGTACCTTTTGAGGGAGAGGAATTAGACAAACCTGTTTTGCCCGAGGTTGAGTTTAGTGAGTTTTTAAATGAAAGCACAAATTATGTTTTGGTAGCTTTTGATAACGATTTAGATTGGTTAGCGGCTCAAACACATTTTGAATTAAAAACAGTTAGTGCAAAAAGGAGTAACGGAAAGGAATGGAGCAAAGGAGTCGGCAGGGTTATTAATGGAGGAGAATATTTAAAGAAAATACAAAACCTAAATAATGGATAACAAACAAAGATTATTAAAAGAGATAATAGTAACAAATCTGCGAAAGGAAAGTTATACGATATTAACCCTATATTAAAGGTACCAATAAAAGGAGTTTAATGTAAACCCTACCAATTTAGTAGGAATTAAGAAAATAATAAAATGAACAAAACCGAACAACATAAAAAAGCAATTATAGAAGCTTTGGAGAAAAGTTTAGGAGTGGTTACAACTGCTTGCAGAACTGTTGGCGTAGGTCGTACTCAATTTTACCAATGGTTAAAAGATGATGAAGAGTTTAGGAAACAGGTTGAGGACATAAGCAATATAACATTGGATTTTGCAGAGAGTCAATTACATAAACAAATTCGAGAGGGTAGCACATCGGCTACTATTTTCTATTTAAAAACCAAAGGAAAAAAGAGGGGTTACGTTGAGAGGCAAGAGATTACAGGAATGGAGGGAACTAAACTATTTGAGGTTGAAATAATAAAAAATATTGAAGACGAGAATACGGAGTAATGTAGTTTACGAACATTTACAAGATAGTACAAAGAAAATTGTAGTTGAGCAAGGAGGTACAAGGTCGGGCAAAACATACAATATTTTGTTGTGGCTAATATTTGATTATTGCGATAATAACATAGGTAAAACAATTACGATTGTACGTAAAACGTTTCCTGCAGTTAGGGGAACTGTTATGAGGGATTTCTACGATATACTCAAACAGAACAATCTATATTTTGAGGAGTTACATATTAAGAGTACACACGAGTATTACTTAAATGGCAATAGAGTTGAGTTTATAAGTTTAGACCAACCTACCAAGATACGAGGACGAAAGAGAAACCTATTATTTATTAATGAAGCTAATGAGTTAAACTTTGAGGATTGGCAACAGTTAATATTCAGAACGACAGAAAAGATTATAATTGATTACAACCCGAGTGACGAATACCATTGGATTTATGACAAGGTATTAAATAGGGAGGACGTAGAATTTTATCAGACCACATACAGAGATAACCCATTTTTAGAAACCACCTTAATTGAAGAGATTGAGAGGTTAAAAGATATTGACGAAAACTATTGGAGGGTTTACGGGCTTGGAGAACGTGGAAAGAGCAGGGCTCTTGTGTTTAATTTTAATACTGTACCCAATATACCACCGAACGCAAAATTACTCGGCAGAGGGCTTGATTTTGGATTTAGCAACGATAGTACGGCATTAGTAGAAACATACGTTGAGGGAGATAATATGTACGCAAGGGAATTAATCTACCGAACAGGAATGACTAACCAAGATATTGGAAAGGAGTTGCAGAGAATTGGTTTAGACAGACGAGACGAAATTTGGTGCGATAGCGCAGAGCCAAAAAGTATTGAGGAGTTATTTAGAATGGGCTTTAATGCAAAGAAAACATACAAGGGTGCTATTAACTTGTCGATTGATATGTTACGCAGATATAAACTTCACGTTACAGAGGACAGTATTAATATGATTAAAGAGTTGAGGAATTACAAATACATTGAGGATAAAAATGGGCAACTCACAAATAAACCAATTGATGCCTTTAATCACTCGCTTGATGCCCTGCGCTATTCGGTTGTCAATAAGTTAGGCAGACCAAAGTATGGTACTTACGCAATACGTTAGCAAAAGTTTTTTTACATTTCGCTTGTAGTTATTAAATAATTTTAATATCTTTGACACGCAGTTGGGAATTAACCCCTGCTTTAAAAGACAAGTATTATGAGAGTAACAGAACAAGAACGATTGGTAATTGAGAGATACCTTAATTATTATTACAGAGAGTTTGCTGAAAGTGAAGAGGGAAACAAAACACCTCTACCTTTTAAAACTCAAATGAAGTTATTATACGACCACGTATCTAATATTGAGGAGTAGTTATTAATGGGGGTGTAAAAACCCCCTTATTTTTTTTTAATTTTTTTCACAAAAAGCTTGTAGTTATCAAAAATAGTTAATATCTTTGTAGAGTAGATAGGGAATAGTCCCTTAACTTAAAAACAAATATATTATGGAAGTACAAAAAGAAGTAAAGAAAGAAGTTAGAATTATTCTTGACAGTAACTACGGGAACAAAGGAAACAAAGCGTGGCTTGTTCAAAAATTCTTTGACGGAAAAGTAGATGGCGACCCTTATGGTCATCTTGTAATAAAAAGGGAACACTTTAATAATATTGGAGAGTTCATTGAAAAATGGATAAACGAGGGTTATGAAGTAGTAATAAAAAAAAATAATAACTAAAACTAACGGGGGTGTAAAAGCCCCCTTTTTTTATTTTCAAAAAAAAATAACATTATGCTTGGTGTTATTAAAAATAGTTAATATCTTTGAGGTGTAGTTAGGAACGAACCTCTACTTAAATTTAATTTTTATGTATTTTTCAGTTAAAGCATTTAAGGGAACAGTAAGAAGATTTGAGAACTTGGATAACATTAATGAGTTAAACACTTTTTGTTATGA